GAGTTGATCCGTGGATAAACACTTGAGCGTTATGTTCCTCAAAAAAGGTTATCGTGTTCCAATACCATTGATTAAAGTCCATCTTTTATCCTATCGCCTTAGACTTATGAAATAAGGTTCCTTACTGCCAAGCATTTCTTTAACCATTATGCCGATCTCCTGCTTGCCCTGCGGCCAGAGTGTCTTTATGTTTGGTAGTGTCTCCAAGATAATGCCGGCGTCATCAGCCCAGTGAGATATGCCGTCATGCTTGTAGTCCTGGTTTCTACCAGACCCCACCAGCTTTATATTTAGCTTCTCATAATTCACGTAGGTTCTCAGCGTCTCAAACGGCCTGTACAAGAGGAATGGGGTAATAGAGTAGCAAACCGGTGTCTTGCCGTCATACGCTAGTCCCACCGCTATATCTAGCATGGCTTGTTCTGAAGCACCGCAATTAATCACCCTATCTGGGAAAGAAAGCACGTGCTTGTCAAAGACCTTGTAGCCCAAGTCTCCCAATAAAAGATAGATGTTATCGTTCTTGGCCATTTCCTCGAATAACTCGTAGGCGAACTGTCCACGCTGACTGTCGTGTACTTCACCATAGCCCTTAAAGCTGGTCATATTCCTCCTCCGTCATTTGGTGGTAGTGTCCCTTTAGACCCTGCAAGAACTCTGGTCCCTCAAACATATTCGTCTTGTGAGTTATCACCGGGAATGTCTGAACCAGTCTCATATCCAGCCAGTCGGTGTCTATCTTGCCGTAAGCCCCGTACCCGTTGGCGTTACACATCACCTTTAAGTTCTCCAGCTTGTTCTCTGAAGCTATCCTCAAAGCTTCCCAGACGCTTCCCTCGGCGCACTCACCATCACTTATCAACACATAAACGTCGCGCTTGCGATTGGAGAGTGCCATGCCTACCCCAATACCAATGCCGTGTCCTAGACTTCCAGATGAAGCCACGATCCCGTCTCCCAGGTTTCGATTAGGATGAGTGCCATGCTTCTTGTAAAGATACTCTGCGTCAACGCCGGTAAACTTCTCCAGCACCACATAGAGTGCTAACCCGGCATGACCGTTCGAGAGAATGAAGATATCGTCCGGCTGTTTAAGCTGGAACGTCACATCAATCATCCGCACCACTGACAGGCAACTAGCAATGTGCGAGAGCTTGTGCTTATAGGATATGTCTATAATGCGCTTCTCTAGCTTGTTAAGAATTGTCTTTCCGGCTTTGCTCTTCATGAACCATCTCCTCTACTATTTGGTGAAGATCTTTCTTAGGCTCCCACCCAAGCTGCCTTAATCTAAAGTTGGTACTAACCCACTCGCCCCCGTCGTATGAGCGCATGTTGGATACTAGACTGACATTAGCCTTCTTGCCGGTAACCTCTTCTACAATATCCTTGACCTGTTGATTGGTATAGCTTCTACCGGTACCGGCTTCATAGATACCCCGAACCCTCATGCTGGACAGTCTTGTGATAGCTGACACTACGTCTGTGACGTCTATGTAATCGTGCGTTGGTTCTGCCACGAATGGCATTTCCTCACCATAAAGGCACGATCTGATAAGCGTGGGAATGAGGTGCTTGTCTTGCTCGCCTACGCCGGTGATAGAGAGTGGCCGCAGTATGCTTATGGGCGCGTTGTACTTTTCCATGTATGCCAGGAGTAGCTCTTCTGCCGCCTTCTTGGTTCGTGAGTAGAACGTCTGTATCCTGCGCTTGACTGAGGATGTGCTGATAAAAATGAACGACTGGATATCTCCCCACTTGATAGCACTGGTGACGGTGATGAGGTCGCCTATATTAGCTTTGGCTACCATTTCGTCATTAAAGTGGTGAGCCATGTTCCCATACGATGAGAGAAAATAAAAGTTATCTACGTCGGTAAGCTTAACAGCCCCGATCTCCTGGTGGGGTATTGCCTTGACTTCTATCCTACTGTCCAGGCATTTACCAAGAAAGCCTGACATTCCTGTTCCGTAATTCATCCTATGTTTCCTATTCCTTTGTCAACCTAATTGTAAAGGTTAATGTCTATATTTCCTATATGTTTTCTCTATGCCGTCAGCCTTGTTGAGAAACTCGGCGTAGGCTGCTAACTTACCAATCTTGACCACGGTGCGCTCTTCTTTCTTGAGGTTGTTGATCTTTTCCATAGCTTTAAGTTCGTTCCTAACCGCTTCTACCGTATCAGCTATATCCCCCTGCTCGATTCTGTGGGAGAGGTAATCGTTGATCATTTGCACTTCTGTCTCAAAGCCACCGCTTGGATCGTCCCAATAATCACCGATGTCGAAGTGTTCTACGATATACGGTTTTCCCATTTGTTGATGGTAGCTGGTGAACGGTGGGGTTACTTCTGTTGAAGATGATATCGCCTGCTCTGTTTTGCCCTCAGGCCCCTTGCCCGGCTGTTCCGGTTTAGCTTCAGACTTTCCTCTAAAGGTTGCGTCACTTGCCATATCGAAGCTCTTGTAATTCGTTGTTGTACCGTCTCATGGCGTTGTGATCACCGCTTCTAGTTGCGTCTATAAGCTTCTCTCTAGTATTGAGTACCTTCTTACTGCTCTCCCGGTAAATGCGCTCAAGCGACTTGGCTGCTTCTTTTCTCTCGGTCGGCTTGCCAGTCTTATAAACCTGGTTAAGTTCGTGTATGTCGTAATCCCTAGTTTTCATACCTACTCCTATAATTTGTTCTTATCTCTATTTGGGGGAGGAATAGAGATTACCACCCCCAAAGAACGCCTTATATAGCGAACCGACACGCGACGACCCAATCCGAATTAAGGATTTTAGACGCGAATGATCCAGCCCACGATACATAGCTAACACGACCTGCCGGAGAGTTAGAGTCAACCGCATTAGGAAGAATGTAGAGTTTGGGTTTATCTTTCTCAAGGTCATAGACTCCGAACGCGTCTCTTCCGTGGATGAATGAGTAATAACGAACCACTCCAGACGAAGCTGTAGAGGTTGCTTCAGTTCCGGATAGAACGTAGTTGCTCAGTAACCAACGAACACCGTACATAGAACCTAATTCGCCAGAATACAGATCTTTTACATCGCTGTACTCTTTAGCTGCTACCCATGTGGTGTCGCCGCGAAGATTAAGTGCTGAATAGGGTTCAGTCTTACCAAGGAAGAAACCATCACTGTAGCGAGGAGCGCGATTAATTTCGAGCGTTCTCACTACCAGTCTGATGTCACAAGCGTCAAGAGAGTCACCTGCGGTAAAGGTGGCTACTGCGTGGTCATTCCCATAGTAGGAAGTACCATTTAATAGCTCATTACCGACGAGAGCATTCAAGGTTTCACCCATGTTTTGCCCCATGCGTTCTACGGTTTCTTTCATGTTGTTGTCGATAGACACCAACGAACCCATTTTAGAAGTGATGGTGGTTAAACCATATTCAGATAGGGTCATAGAAACAGTAGAGAGGTTAATAGCACAGGTAACCGGGTTACTCAGTTCACCCAAGGGTGAAGTGATAACCGTGAATGGTTGATGTCTGGTGAATTTAACGGTACGACCTTCATTGTCTGGGTGGGTACGCATTTGCGCGCCTTCCTTGAAAATCTGGTTGTACTTGTAAGTCTCCAAGAACACCTTCTCGTAATAGGTAGAAACTCCTGGTGCAAGTGTCCCGGTGGAAATGTTTTCATTTGTCACACCGGTGATTCCACTACCAACTGCTGCCATTTTTAATCACCTCTTTTCTTTGGCTTTACCCAAGCACAAAGGTCATCAATACACGATACCTAACTCTTCTTCTAATTCCCTTATGCTTTTGTCTTGATGATCTTTTTCATGTTTACTAACTGCAGTAGGGCGTTGTGCGGCCTGTGACATCTGCTTGGCAATGTTTTCACTGGCCTTACCCACCTGCTTGGTAAGTGATCGCTTATACGGCTTCATGAGTTTAGTAACAAACTCTTTCGGTGACGCCGAATAAGGATTCGACTTGATATGACTCAAAGTCGCTTCACTTACCGATTCTGAGAGTTCTCTGTCAAAAGAGTCGCTGTCCGGGTCAAGCTCTGGATAGAGCTTCATGACTTCCTGAGACTCGTTGTTGATTCTGGTTATGGCTTCAGATTGCTTAGTCTTTAACTCCGATATAGAGTTCATTTGACCAAGTAGCCACTGATCCCTTTCAGCTTGTCTGCGCTCGTATTCGTTGTAGTCTATCTCTTCACCCGGTCGTAGCACTTGTGGCGGCGGCTGTCTGTCAAACTGACTTGGTTGCCCCACTTGAGGGCCTTGTTGCGCGCCCTGAGTAAGTTCTTTGACCTGGTCTTCAAGACTCTTCGCTTTAATCTCGGCTTGTTTAGCCCGAGCGTTAAGCTCACGGATCCTAGACTCAGCCCCTTTTCTGGAACCCTCACTTTCTACCACTTCTGTATCAGCTACATCTGAATCAGCTTCAGTCGACACTTCTGCTTCATTAGACGCTACCTCAACCTCCGTAGTCGCTGTTG